TTCCGGCTCTTCGTCATAATTTATATAATTTAATTTACCATGATATGTCCATTTTAATGATTTTTTGCCTTTATATGAACGAACTCCTGTGCTAGATATATCACTTATTACACATTTGTTAACATTCCATCCTGTTGTGCATTCAAACACTTTACCATTCCCTAAATAAACTCCCGCATGACTTATTGCGTTTCCTTTACTATCTTTCAACCCTTTCATGCAAAGATATTCTCCAGGTATTATTTTGCCAAAATCTTGTGATACATTCTTACAATATTTCAAACCTCCATCAGGTGCAAAATCAGCAACTCCGTTTGCTTTATAAATTGCTCCGCCATGTGCTTTGTTTTTGTCTGCCTTGAATCCCCATAAAAGACCTTTGATAGATACTATGCAATCCATCATAAATTTTTTATTACTAGAATTATAATTGCAATAAGTACCACTTTTACTATAATAATAATTTGGTACATCGTTAACAAGCCATTTTAATTTTTCAATAAATTGTTTACTCGTGAATACTATCATTATTATCACTTCCGCTCTTTGTTATCTTATTTTTGTCAAATAATTCTTTGAATACTAGCATTAGTATTGCTGTTGTTGTTGCCGGCTCTATTTCTTGCGTTCTAACTAAGTAAATAAATACATAGGCTGCAACGAATGTCAAAATAGATTTGACTTTAATGAGATTTAAGAATGCAGTTATAATTTTTTCTTTCATTTTATTTCCTCCTTAATCTTTTATTATACTTGTGTACCATTAGCGTCTACCCAATTTGAACCATTATACCAAATAGGTTTTCCTAGTGTAGTGTCAAACATCATAAATCCATAACCTTTATAATAATCTCTTGAAGCAGAACTACCTGCTGATACTGGTTGTATGAATTTTGTTCCGGTACCATCATAAAACTTTGGTCTATGAAAAGTAGAATCGAACATCAAGGCTCCTTCGACTGTTGGCAAATCACCTGTACCCATTTTAATATATTTTCCATAATATTGTAAAATATTAGCATTTAATAAAGTTCCGGAATCAATTGTTTTATTTGCCAAATTAATTTTATTAGAACTATCTACAGTAATAATTTCACTCCAATAATAAGAATACGTTTGAGTACTGCTATCATAATTTCTATTCAATACTTTTAAAACACCGCTTCCTTCGTCATCAGCAAACATTTGAACACATCCAAATAATTTTTCATTTTTATATGCGGTAGAATATGAGGTAGGTTTGTGATTAACTCTAACGAAAGCAGGCAATGTTATTGGTTCCAGACTAGGACTAACACTAGAATATTCTAATCTCAAAGTATCAGTACCATTATCAATTACTTCCACTCCGCTGTTTGAATATAAATTACTAAATTTATTGCTTAGCAATTGCGTTGTTCTAACTTTAGAATTAACTAACTTAATTCCGGCTTCAAGTGTTGATGATCCATTTTTACCCTCAATATAATTACCTACTATTATATTTGTCAATGAGAAAGGTGTATTTGAGGTATTATCAATTTCAACACCACTATATAATATATCTTGCAAAGTACAATAAGATATCTTATTTCCATTTGAATTATCTATATAAATACTTTTATTGCATAAATATATTTCAACATTAAATATTAAATTCGAATTTGCTTCATTTATTAATTTTACACCGATATCACATGCTGCTATTCTTCCCGAATTAATTGTAACATAATACCCAGGTGAATCAACTCCTCCTGATAAATCAGTTCCGTCTATGACAACTCCATTACAATTCTGTGATAAAGAACTATCTAAAATTTCACAATTATTCAATATAATGCCATAACTATTATGTATATAAACTATATCTTGTGCTGTAGAACTTCGAAAACCAATATGATTAATTTCAACATCACTTGTTATAGCACTTGAATTAAATATATTTAAGCCTTTTGTGCTACTTGTAAAATTAATTATGGAATTATGATAACCTTCTCCTGTTATTTTCCTATTTGACGGAACAGTTACAGAAGAAACTTTGTACGTTCCCCTGGATATAAATATATTACTTATTTTATTCAATGCATTTTGAAAAGCAGTAGTATCATCATGTGTTCCATCTCCATAAGCACCAAATTGTTTTACATTAGTATAATCACCGACAATTAAGGATGCAAATAAACCATTGCTTAATTTATGAATGCTTCCTCCATCATCAGTTAAAGTTTCGTTGACAATAATATATTCTCCTTCGCCACCATCATTTGCAGAATAATAACCTTTTGTTTTAACACATTGTCCTTCTTTTAAATCAGTATCCGCTTTCATTGCGGCTATAGTATCATATGTTCTTATTGCTTTCTTATCTTTAACATCATAACCATTTAACTTACTAAATTCAGCCATTTTACTCACCTCCCTCAGGATTAATTACGCTTAATTCTAACACCAATTCTTCTGTACTAATAGTATACACAGTATCAAAAGAAATATGATATGTACCATCTAATATCTTTTGAGATATTGAATTTGCACTAATCTGCCCTGCATAATCAAACATAGTTTGAAGCCATTCTTCTTCCGTGCCTTCAAATCCGTTCTGAACGGCTATCTCATAATTGGAATAACCTCTAGTTCCAGCGACATAAAGTTTTCCAACTAAATTAACATTATTATCGTTCATTTTATTCTCTCCTTCTATTATAATAATTTAACCACTTCTACTGCACCGCTACCATTGATAAATGTTGTGAATATTGCAGATGTTGCAAAATTTACTCCTGAAGTACCTCCATAAGGTTTAATAGTAACAGTATGACCAGTGTTGTTTACTATAGCACATAATGCACCCGGTTTTAATGATTTAGGTAGAGTAACTGTAATATTTTGAGTTAAATTGTTAGTAGTAAAGTAAGATGATATTCTAGGATTAGAAGTTGATGTTTCAAAGTTTAAATCAATACTAGCAGTTAAGTTATAAGGATTAGGAGTATTTAAATAATCCATACATAATCTATTATTCATAACTCTACCAGTATATCCTATAGATTCTCCTACAGCGTTAAAACACTTTCCTTTAATTGAAACATTAGGTACACTTCTAGAAGTATATGCAGTCATTACAAATTCAGAAAGGTCTATTTTATCATATCTATACGAATCAAATGTGAATTCTATTTGGTTTCTTATCTTAGTAGAATCACCTTTAATTTTTAAAACATATACATTGTTAGCAAGACTTCCAACTTCATTAACTCTAAAGAATCCTTTTATTCCTTCTGTATAATTAACTATGTTTAATAAAATTCCATTCGTAGAACCTTCAACGCTTGAATATCCAAAATCCAAATTTGTAAGTGAGCCATATGTTGTGTCAATAACAACACCTATGTGATCAACTGCATAATAATTATTAACTTTAAAATTACATTGTCCGATTACTGAACTTGATTTTGGCTGTATTACTAAACAATCATCTAATCTTGAATACCATTGTACTCCTTCAAAAGTAGAATTAACTATTGTAGAAGCATTATCAAAATAAACAGCATGACCATTAACAGAAATTTTATTAAATTTATAATATCCGTTTCCTGAGTATGTTCCAGTAGGATTAATATGTACTCCCGAACCAGTTAAAGTATAAACCTCATTTATATCAATATTTCCGTATATACCTTGAGATAAACTAACTGAATATCCTGTACCAGTATAATTTATTTTGTTTATTTTAATTTTTGCAGACATAGGAATCGTTAGGGTTGTATCTATGTTTATCAAAGATATATAAGGTATTAAATTTTTTTTATCGTTCAGAAACGTAATTATATTTTGCAACTTTGTCGAAATATCACCTGTTTCCGTTTCTTTTATTCCAAATTGTCTAACGTTTATATTTGAACCTTTTAGCACTAACGTAGCGTACAAATTACTTGCTAAGGTCTCCTGCCATTCATTTGAATCTGCAGTATTTGCAATACGATATTCGGCACCTCCGCCATCATTAGCACTATAATAACCAAGTGTTATAACACAATCTCCTACTTTTAAATCTGCATTTTTCATATCTGAAACAGTATTGAAATAGTATGCTTTTTTATTTATTTTATTTTCTTGATTGGTCAAATCATCGTCAATTTCATTTTTGTTATAATAATTGTCAGCATTTAAGAAACTGTCTACCCATTCTTCTTCTGTTCCAGTATAACCATTTTCTACAGCCACATCATATGCCGATTTACCATCAATACCTTGTTGTCCTACATCACCTTTTAAACTAGCAAGCCATTCTTCCTCTGTTCCCTCAAAACCATTTTGCACTGCTATCTCATACGCAGAGTAACCTCTAGGACTAACTATATATAAATGTCCTTGTGAATTTTCATCTACTTGATTATTCATTTCCTTCACCTACCTCAGGGTAAATGTAAATTGCTTTTTCTCCGTCTTCATCGCTACCTATTATAGTGATATCATCGTTTACAACTACATTATACCAATATTTTACCTTTTTGTCTATCATTTCCCCTATTTTTGTATCTTCTTCTGTTAAAGTAAATTCAACTTCCGTTGTATCTTCTGGTACAAGAACCGTTTTTCTAAGTAAAGTTCCTTCTGTATAACCTTTAGCAGGAACGATAGCAAACGTTACATGACAACCTGCAGGAAAATAACATTCTTCCTGTGTCGTTTCTTCTCTAGCATACACTTTAAAAGTACATCTATCGCCTCTGGTTAAATGTAAAGTATATTCGTCATCGGAATCAAGTCTTATCATTATTCTTCCTCCTTCTTACTACTCATTGGTGCTTTTGTTTCACTTTTAATTTTTTTAAGTTCATTTTCTTGTCTGTTTAATTGATTTTGTTGGTCTATATTTTCTGCAAGCAATCTCTTAGTCTGGCTATTATTCATTTCTTGAATAGCAACTGCTTGAGCCTGTTGTTGCATCATTAATTGTTGTTGTTCTACTTTTCTTTGAGCAATTAATTTCAAAGCATCAGGTGCACATGGATAATGCAATTTATTCATTGTTGTCCAATACATTTCTAATGTATCTAATTGAGTAGGGTCTCCGTAAGCACCGCTTTCAAAATTACTTCTAGTCTCTTGCCACATAGCCTGTCTGTCATTTGCTAATGTGCCAGAAACATCAACACTAAATACAAATTCATCGTCATAATACAAATCTCCTTTTGCATTCTCTTCAATAAAGAATCTTTTATCAAACCATTTATATTCAAGTTTTCCGTTACTATCCTCTTGAATATAAGGTCTTTTTTCATCTGTATATGCAAGTAAAAATTGAAACATCAATTTGTATAAATCAGCAAATGCTGCATCTTTCATTGTTTGTTTACTCTTCAAACGTCCAGCACTCTGTTCAACGGCTATTTGTTTTGCTTTACCAGATGTTGCAGTTCTATCTTCACGTCCTTGATAACTATCCGTAATACCTAACGTTTGTCTACCTATCTGATAGTTAAAATTAAGTATCTCAAGGTCAGTTGCTATGTTCGGTTGAACTGTTGTTACATCTATCATAGCCTTTTGAGCAGGATCTCTAAGTCTAACTATTTTAAGTTCTTCATCGCTTGCCTCTAAATCTACTCCTTCTGGTAGTGTCACATAAGAGCCACCTTTTAAAAGTTTTTCTCTTATTTTATTCATATAAATATTCATATCATTTTGTTGGTCTTTAATATAGTCAATATCACTTCTACCTAGAAAACTATTTATATCTCCTACGTTTTTATGTATTACTATAGGATAAACATTCGGAACATAATATTTAACTTTCGCTGTTCTACTTACTGAAATTGGTGTACCTGTTTGAGGGTCTTCAATCTGAACATCATATGTAACTTCTTCATATTCTTTATTTTCAATCTTAAATTTCTTGCCTCCGCATTCAACACACTTGTCTTCAAACGGATCTTTTACTGCACCGCATTTAGCACAAACTTCTTGTTTTCTAGCAAAGTAATCTTTGTAATCTTGTATTTTAGTATTTCCTACCCAACTTATAAGACCTATGCCACCATCTTCATTTCTATAATAACAATAAACATGGGTTCTCATGTGGTCATATACTTCACCTTCTTGATTCTGGTCGCCTTCTTCTTCAACATCTACACCATAAACTCTTTTAATATAATCTTTAGTTTGCTCAAATGTTATGAATAAATAGTCCATTTCGTTTAATTTGTATACTCCAGGTTGAGGTATTACTTGAGACGGATGTAAATTCTTTACAACCAACTTACCTACTCCAAATGAATCTCTATAGGTATTATCCCATTCTACCATAAATATTGAGCCACCCCAAATAGGAGTTAGTCGTGCTTGTTCATCAACTATCTCCTCCATGTTCATATCATCTAAATAAGTTCTAATAACATTCTCTACCATTATGGCTCTATCTTCTACACCACGCTTAGAAATAACTCTAGGCATGGGAATAACAATATCTGCTTGTGTTTCAGTTAATTCAAAACACATTTTACGAGATACTGACCCTTGTTTTTCGGCATCGCTTCCATCTGGAGATTTTATTTTTCTTTTACCTTCATAGGCCAATTCATTATCTTTACCATTTTTTAAAACATTCGAATAATCTTCATATGCTTCTTGATATTTTTCTTGCCATCTAATTAATTCGTCCATATTTTTCCTCCATCTTTTTTCTAGTTTCTGCATCCGCTTTATAATAGTCCTGCTTTAAATCATCACTCCATTTAAATAATTTTTTAAGTTCTGGTTCAGAATACGCTACAGCAAAATAATGTGAATTTCTTACATAATAGCCTATACCCAAACTCATTACCAAGTCATCGTGCTTACCCTGCATGGCTTCTTTTCTACCATGCTCATTTGTTATAAACGTCAAACACTCATGAAGAGTTAATCTATCATTTATACAGTCAACATTATCTCTTATTATATCAACTAGCGAAGATATTAATAGTGGCCTTGTTATCTGAGTTGTTTTAAATCCGTATGCACTGTAAATACCTCCACGATAATCATCTTCTCTATCACGAACATATATTCGTGGATATTCTAATCTCGCTATCTCTTTATTAGGATAAGTCGAGAAGTTCGCTTCTATCGCTATCAGTGCTGTATTATATTTATATCCTAGACATATCATCTGTCTAGCGAACAATGTTTCATCTGTCATGTTGTGATACACAGCCACCTGCTCACAAGTAGTATCATCTATTACATGTGCCGCAAAATAGTCTCCTTGAGTATCTCCCGCTGTATCGCCAGATAATGTATACGTATGACCTACTTCGGGTTCTTTATATATTCTAATGTACCCTCTTTCCGACTTATTAAATACAGGATTCTCAATTTTATTCTTACCTAAACGAGTATCGTCATAATCATATGAGAAGTATCCTGTATAAAGCGGTTCAGGAATACGAGATAATCTCTCCATTATTTTCTCCTGGTCAAACACACAGTTACCTGTTGTTAAGAACGCTTCTTCCGGGCATATTGGATATTCTTGTTTGAATAGTGACACGTCTCCACCACAGTTATTTTTTATACACCATCTACGCCATTCTAACTGATCTAGTGAGAGGTGATACTGGGCTTGTAAACTGTGTTCTTCTTCCGTTAACTCAAACCCAGAGTACGGCATACTATATTCAGACAATTCGTTCCATCCAACAAATAGGGGATAGAAATCTGACTCACCTTTAACAGCAGCCTCCCAACGTTCCTGATACTCCTCGTATCCGTTCGCAGTAGACTCAATTATAACCATACTATCTGGTGTATTCGGTACAGCCTGCATCAAACCCAACATTGTTTCTTTAACCTCACCCTTCCAGAACGCTAACTCTGAAATGTGTAAGTAGTTGATAGTGAATGAACGACCTACCCCGCCTGTTCCTGCCGTCATACAACGAATTCTGGAGTTCAAACCTGTGTTCGATTTGTTATTGAACACCAACTCCTTTGCGTTTGAAGCCTTTTGAGAAGGCTTCAAAGGAGCAGGGAGGTTCTCATACATCAACTTATACATATTAAACAAGTTAGTTGTTGAGTCCTCCTGGTGAGCAACGATGGCAGCCTGCTTATTTTTATGTGTGGCTGTCTGAGACAGGATTAGTCCTCCCGTAATTGTTGAGAAACCCATCTGACGTGCTTTCAATATTATTATACGTACCGGTTTACCTTCTTGTTTCTGTTTACGTATTATCTCGTACAGACGTTCCTGAGGTTTATTTAAAATTAAAGGAACTATATTAGAATTCTTGTCTCGGATTTTAATATAATTCTCGATGTATTTTTTAATGTTTATACGTTGTTCTGGTGTAGGAGCAGAAGTTGTGGTCGCAGTTGAAGTTGTAGTTGTTGTAGACACATTACCACTCGCTTTCTGATGACACATTGTCTATATATTTCTCGAAGTCTGTTGTCAAGTCAACTTCTTGTCTATCTGTAAATAGTGAGCGATATCTACCTAAAAGTTCTAGGGCTTTCAACTCATCGCCATAATTACGCTCAAATATGGGCTTACCATCTTGTGTTTGATAGAATATCTGGTTGCCGTCTTTGTCAATTTTAATCTTCGGAACAGGTTTACGAGCATCATCTGCTACTTCTTTGATACGAGATAAAATATATTCATCTGTTATGTCTAATGTAGCAAAATGTTGTTCTAATTTCTCAGAAACAGTACGGGCTATTTCCGGATTTTTCAATAAATCTGGATTATATTGCGTAAACCCTGCTGCTTTTTGAGCCTTTCTATCATTTAGAGTTTCAATATACTCATTTACAAATTGTCTTTCTTTTATTGTTAATTGAGACATGTTTATACCTCCTTATTAAATTTCATTAATTTTCATTAAATTATCTTTTCAAAAACATTATATCATAATTTAAATGAAAGAGCAAGTAAAAAAACCTCTCTTTATTAAAGAGAGGAGCGAAAGGGGGTTATTGAGAATCGAATAATTTTAATTTTAACTTGGTTGCAACTGATGGATTCGAACCACCGATGTGACGGTCAAAGCGTCATGTGTTACCTCTTCACCAAGTTGCAATGTTACAGGAAGGTTTTAAGGACTTACACAGACTTAAGGTGTGGTGATGTCTGATGCCTTAAATAGTATGGGGTTTATATATGATTGGTTCTATCAGAACAAGTATAGTATAGCATATTTAAAAAATTGTGTCAATAGTATATGTATAACATAGGGGAGGTAATATTGAGAAAAAAGGGGTACTCCCCCCTTGTGCTTAAAAAATAAAAATACCCCGTGGGGGGTATGACCTAAGGCTTCGAAAGTTTCTTGGGCTCTGTAAGGTAAGTATAACAGAAGTTATGAGAGATGTCAAGAGGGGAGAGGTTAATAATACTTCCCCTCCCTCCCCCCTGCGTACTCTTACCTTCCCCCTGTTCGCTTTTCGTTCGCCAAAAAAAGACACGCCGGAAAAAAATAAAAGAAAAAAATAAAAGAAAAAAATAAAAGAAAAAATAAAACAAATGTTTGTGTTTCATTATTATATATAATAAGGAAAAGAGAAGAAAAAATAAACGCAAACAGATGTACTAATTTGCCTTGTAAACTCTTGAAAAATAAGGAAATAAAAAAATAAAGTAAAAAAATTAAAAAAAGTTATTGACAAAAAATAAAGTATATGCTACAATGTATTTGCAACTGAGAAAAAAGACTTGATGACAGATTAAGTTTTTCGTATATACTGAGACACAAGCGAAAGGCTGTGTTCCGAGGTTGTGAACCTAAGTTCAAATAGTAATATGGTAAAACTCAACCGAGGCCGATAGAGGAAAGCAACTTAGCCGACAAATTAAGTTGTACTTAATCTAAAAAAAAGTAAAAAAATTAAAAAAACATCTTGACAAAAAATAAATTGTATGTTATTATTAAATCACGAAAGCACGAAACGGGACGAAATGAGTAAATAGAAAAAAGTCAAGCCGTAGACCTTTCAATATTAACATTTAATTTATTTACTTGACAATTAAAAAACTATTGCATAATTTAGTTATATTACAATAGGCATGGAATAAGACCTACAAACTAAAAGTTCTTTGACAATTTATAATTTGCTAGATACAAGCCGAAAAGATATGTTAAAAGGCACAAGTAAACACTCCAAAAAAATATAGTACTTGTGGGCATACCTAAAAGAGCAACTCATAACAATACAATACATAATTCTTTCATAGGTTATGAGACTTGTCCTTAACGAAATGTAATGGTTTGATAAGGTAATTAAGGCACTACAAAAATTGTATCAATGAGAAAGGGCATTGGAGACGAAGAATAATAGGTTTTTTAAGTGTATTATAATATTATAGTACACTTGCTAAAGTCTATTATTAAAGACTTTAGAAAAGGATGATAAAAATGAAACAACCTACATTGGAGGAATTCAAAGATAATTTACTTGCAATTCTAGACATAATTAAGCAAAGATAAGGAGGAAAATAATATGGAGAAAAAGTATATTTTAAATGTCGGTCTTAATGACAAAGACACAAAACTACAAAAGATTGACAGCATAGAAGCATATAAGATAGTAGAGAATACACTCTTAAACAATGGTTTATCCGGTTATACTATCTATCAAGGTAAAGGACTTTACAAGCACGATACCGGTGAAATAACACAAGAGAACACATTAATTATTGAAATGATATTTACAACTGATGAGATAGTCAATAAAATTATTAAAATATTAAAACAAGTACTAAATCAAGAAAGTATTTTAAAACAAGTTCAAGATATTGCAATTAGTTTTGAATAAAAGGAAAGAGGTATATTTTTATGAGTAATGAAAAAGTTATATTACAATTTTTTGATAAAAAAGTAGGTCATACACCTACAAGAGATATTGTTAATGGAGTTTATGTATACAAAGGACAGACATTAAAAACAAACGGAAAGAATTTAATCAATTATAATACTATTATAGCGTTTTGGGAAGATGATAAATTACACTTAGACACTCACAAGTATAGTAGTACTACATCACGAATTCAATCTAAAATTAAACAAATTGCGGAAATGAAAGGAGTTGATATTATAGAATATAATTCTTAATTTATTTACTTTATTTAAGTACTGAATTTAAGTTCTGTATAAGAAAAATGATAAACAATTTTAAATTTAAGGGGGGGGGGTAAAAATTTAAAAAAAAAGTTGAAAATTTATTTCGTTTATTTAAATTTCATAAAGCCTTACAAAATAAGCCATACAGCATTTACACAAATTCACACTATACCAAGCAAAAAAAACCCTAACTCACAAAAGAGTTATAAAAGGTCATTTTATGCTATATGCTTAATTTAGTTAATTTGTTTTATGTGATGCAACAAATAGCATACATTTTTCAATGTTATTTTTTTCTTTTACTTTATTTATTTACATACATTAGCAACAATTCATCATAAAACAAACAATCTAACCACTACAAACACTATAAACATAAAATTATGCCAAGCACAGCACACCATACACACAAATTGACCTTAACAAACCCTTATACTATCGTAAAACACACAAAGTATTTACACAACTCAACACAGACTGAAATAAAGTATTTAAACAAGCGTAATTTAGCACAAAATAAAGCCATAACTCATAAAAGGGTTATAACTACACCACACGATAAAATTAAAATAAAGTATCACAAAATAAAACAAACACCCAAACACACACTAAACATACACACAAACACACACAAAATAAATTAAAAAGGAGACGATAAAATGATAACTGAAATTTTGAATTATACACAAACAAAAGAGAATTTAGAAATATTGATTGATACATTAAATAATATATTAAAGGAGATGAATAAATAATGTTAAATCAAATAATTTTAGTAGGTAGAATATCGCAAGAGATAACTGATAACACCTTGACACTTGCAGTTCAAAGGTCATACAAAAATGCAGAGGGAATATATGAGACTGATTTTATACCGGTTGAATTGTTTAATACAATAGCCACTACTACAAAAGAGTATTGCAAAAAAGGAGATATCGTAGGAATTAAAGGTAGATTACAGACACGAGTTATAACTGATGAAGAAACCGGCACAAAAACAAAAGAAATAGTAATAATTGCTGAAAGGTTGACTTTCTTATCATCAAGCAGCCCAACTAAAGACAACCCTAACTCACAAACAAATAATATGGAAGAAGGAGAAATTTAATCATAATGAAAAACAAAGTAATTAATTATATAATAAACGAAAAAGACAACTTATGTATGGAACTAGACGACATAATATATCCGGATATTACCCATACATACGAGCCACTAACTTTTATAGAATTGGAAAAGATTGAAGAATTAAGAAAACAAATATTAGATTGCTATGCACTAATAGATATTTTAAATTTTAAAGGAGAAGATAAATAATGAGAAATAAGATTTTAATTAAAATTTTAAGTGATGAAAATATTGATAAATTAAGCCAGTTTAATTGGGGCATTGATGAAGAAAGATTTTTAATAAATACAATTAGTAATAATAGAATACCTTATGACCATGTAATAAGAGGTGAATTGATGAATTTTAACATAAATTTTGAGTACGGAGTATTTTGTCAGGATTGTGGTAAATGGAGTACTTCATTTGAAGAAGTATTTTCAAAAAACGGAGGTTTTTATATATGTGATGAGTGTAAAGATAAGTACTTTTGTTGCAACGATTGTGGAGAACTTTATGATGATACTTATGAAACATTTAATATCAATGGTAATGAAATATGTGAGGAGTGCTACTATAATAATTACTCTCACTGTGATAATTGTGGAGAAATAGTAAATAATGATGACTTACACTATTGTGATGATTGTGATAGGTGCTATTGTGACAGTTGTTGGGAAGACCACTATCATGAAGAAAATTTGTTATATGATTATCATGAATTTAATGATTGGGTACCGAAGAAGACAGAAGATGAACCGGAGCCACCTTTCTACATAGGACATGAACTTGAAATTGACAACGGAGATGACATGGAAGAAGCAGTAGAAACAATCAACAATATCAATGGAATTTGTATGCATGATGGTTCATTATCATATAGGGGAATTGAATTTATATCTCACCCACTATCATATAATTACATGCTATCACAAGAACAAGCATATCGTAAAGCATTTGAACATTTAGTAGATTTAGGTTATAAATCTCATGATACAGACACTTGTGGACTACACTTTCATGTAAGTAGACCTCATGATGATAAAATTATTGATAGAATTATATTATTCATGGAGACTTATAAAGAAGAAATTATAACTCTATCAAGAAGAAAAAATGTTGAATTAAATAGGTGGTCTAGATTTTTAAGTGATAAGAGAAGTGCAACGAACTCTAAAGTTATTAAATCACTAGATTATATTGTAAACAACAAAGACACTTGTGATAGATACATGGCACTAAATTTAACTAACAGAAACACAATTGAGTTTAGATTTTTCAAAGGAACATTAAATTACGAAACATTTATGGCAGACTTTGAATTTGTAAACAATTTGGTTACATTTGCCTCAGATTTAGACTTACCAGTAGAAGAAATGACTTGGGAAAAAGTTGTATCAGTAGGTCGCTTCTTACCTCAATACATAGAAGAAAAGAACTTGCATAGTGATAAACCGATAATAGATTATTCAAAAGAACTAATTGTTGAATTTAATACTAAGAAAAATGAAACTAGAATTAAAGTTGACAATTTATTAAGTGAAATACTAAAAGCAATATCAAATAAAGCAAGAACTAAAAACAATACTTCTCAAAAATTAAGAACTACTTGCAACACAATATATAATTTAATGGAAGAATTAACTAAAGTACAAACATTTGTTTATGAATTGGAAAATATAAATAAGTTAAACTATGACTTATTAAATAATATTGATTGTGAAGCAAATAGATTAAAAGAAAGGTTAGGTAAATAATATGTGTATAATAGTAGCCAAAGATAAATTACACTCTCTACCTAAAGAAAAATATTTAGAGAATTGCTTTACAAATAACCCGGACGGAGCAGGTTTTATGTATGTTAAAAATGACAAAGTAATTATAGACAAAGGGTATATGACATACAAAAGTTTTATCAAAAAATATAGAAAATTATGTAGAAAAAATAATAATTTCAACAATAAAGCACTAATTATGCACTTTAGAATAGGAACAGCAGGAGCAAATTCAAGAGAAAACACTCATCCGTATCCAGTAACTTATGATAAAAACTTATTACATAAGACATATTATAGTACTGATTTAGGAGTAGCACACAATGGAATTATCACTTCATATAATCCTCAAGATGACGATAAAACAACAAACGATACACAGAATTTTATAATAAAATATATCTATCCACTATATAAAAATTATCCTAAATTTTATAAAAACAAATATATAATGGAAGGAATTGAAAAAATAACTAATTCAAAATTTGCTTTTCTAAACAATAAAGAAGAAATTTATTTAGTAGGTAAATTTGAAACAGATGAAGACGGAGTAAAATATAGTAATTCAAATTATTTACCATATAGTTATTACGGATATAGATACGGATATAAATACGGATATAATTACGATTATTATGGATATGATGCCTACAATCATTTAACAAGTAAAGATTTTGAAGAAGATGATTTCAAAAGAGATGAAGATTTTGTTAAAAACATATCCAGAATAGATTATGAAACAGAAGTTGTTTTAGAACCTGATTGGTATTTCAGTATTGAAGATAAACCTTTTGAAAAAGTTGGAGATAAATTCTTAGTATATGATTTTTATTATGATATACTATATGATGTTAATGACATGGGAGATTATGAATATTTAGGTCATAACATATTAATATTGGACAAAAATGGAGAAGAGGTTATTTTATAATGAGAACACCTTTTGTAAATGTAGAAACACTCTTAAGATTAAATAAAGAATATCAAATTACAATCAAAAAATTAATAAAAAAAATATCGGAAAAAGATAAAAAAATAGAACAAAAAGATAAAATGATAAAAAAACTAGATAAACAATTACTTAAATTAGAACGACAAAATAAAAGATTGACAAAACAATTAAAAAGCAAAGGAGAAAAAAAATGTATTATAGTTTAATTGAAACAGCATTGGGAGAAATTCTCGATGAAAAGATAAATGATAAGTTATTTGATTTAAACGATAAGCAGATGAGAACATTAATAATTAACATAAACGAGCATTTACTTGCAGATAGTGATTTCAACGATTATGTTGACAAAACAATAACATATTATGCACGAAAAGAATTAATAGAAAAGGATGAAGCGAAATGAAAGCCGGAACAGTAGTTATATGTGATTATATAAATTTCAAAGGAGAAAATAAACGAGGTTTGTTTTTGGTCTTATATGATGAGCAATATGACATTAGTAATGACGGAACAATGAATTTTACAGCCGTTAAAATTACAACACAATTAAACATGGTTGGAAATTATACTGTTAATCTAAATACAGAAGAAAACCCGTTTTTCAATAGTCCTTGTTTAGCCTCGTGTAGTAAAATACATACCTTACATAAACACCAAATAAAACACACTTTAGGAAAATTGTCTGCTAATTCATTTAAAAAAGTATTCATAACAACAAACAAGTTTTTGACAGAAATAAATAGACAAATGATGAGTGAAATATAATGTTTAACACTTATCAAGAATTAGTAGATAGAATTGAGGAATTGTTAGCAGAAAGAAAAAAAGACAAACGAAAAATTGATAAATTAGAAGATATGTATAGTAGAATACCGAAATATATGATACAAACAATGTTTGCCAATGGAATTATAACAGAACACGAAAGAAACTTTTGGGAGATTTTGCAATATAAAAGAAAAGGAAGTGATGATAATGAATAAAATAGTAAATGGTGTGGCAAATGATTATGAATTTCCAGATTTAGATTGGGTGCATCACGATAGCAAAACGATAAATGAAAATTATTATAAAGTGTATGAAAGATTAGGAAAGTTAAGAGAAGAAAATGAAAGAGTAAAAGAAATATTGAAATGGAAACAAAATAGAGAAAGCGAATTATTTACAATAGAAAGTGTTTTGGAAACAAATAAACAATTATATGATGAAAGAAATATGTACAAATCTCGTTGTGAAAAAGCAATTGAATATATAAATAAACTTAAAACTTATCCATATCTTGAAAAGTATTATACTGGTGAGTTATTAAACATATTACAAAATGGAAGTGATAGTCAATGAGTAAAAATATATGGCTAAACTTTAATACAGCACCTTGTGGTAAAACATACTATGAAATGAATACTAATTGGAAATATTTAAAAACAAGAGTTAAACAAATACTTGATGAAAAACAAAGTAGTAGAGAATATAAAATAGATATGATTATTAGTATGTTAGAACATTATAAAAACACTTATTTAATTAGTAAAGAAAGTGATGATAAATGAGTGAAGATTATTGGCTAAGATTAGTAAAAGATTTAAATTTAAGAATTGACCATTTAGAATTTGAAAGAAATATGAAACAAGAGCAATTAGACCAATTAACTAACAATTGGAATGAGTTAGAAGAATGTGTAGAAAGCAGATTAATGTCAATACCAGACGATATATGTACAAACGAAGTAGAAGAAGCAAGAAGAACTACAAAGATAGCAGTTTATCAAGTAATTTTAGGCAAAATGAAAGAAATAAAGGAGAATAACAAATGAAAGTAGGAGATTATGTAAGAACAACAAGAGGAACTTTTGATAGGTTTATAACAAGTCAAAAACACGATAATTTAACTTGGTATTGTTTTGAAAATAGAGGAAATATAACAAACCCTGAAAATTATATAATCAAATCAAGTCCAAACATAATAGATTTAATAGAAGTTGGAGATTATGTTAATGGCTATAAAATAGTTAAAAAAAATAAATATACTTTGTATTTGGAAGATGGTTTAGATGAAGAAAGTAATTTATATATAGGGCAAGATAATATTGAATCAATAGTAACAAAAGAACAATTTGAAAGTATGGAGTATAAGATATGTACAAAGTAACAATAAAAACTAAATATAATACTATAGAATTAATCGTCGATGACTTAACAAGTCCAGAATTAGAAGAGATATTTAATCAACCTTATGTTGAAGAAATCCGTGCAGAACAAATAAAAGAAAACGACATTGGAAAAATAAAAAAATTAAGAAAGGAGTAAAATGGCTAAGAAAGCAGAAGTTATTGCTCTTAAAATGCAAATAATAGACATCAATGAAAAATTAGAAATAAGCACTCATGCTCTAACAGAAATAGATAAAATAATCAAACAAGCAATAAAATATAATTTAAACAAAACAAATAGAACTGAGGCTGCTTCTATTACTAGAATATATAGAGAAGAACTATTAACTTTAAGAGAAATAGAGCAAGAATTAACTGATTACAAAAATAGATTAGGTTTAGAAGTATAATGAATAAAAAATGGGGAAAAACACCTGAAAACGAAACTCGCTTAGAAAATATTAGACGAAAATATAAATACAAATGTGAACATTGTGATTGGACTACGGTAATATATCCGTTTGAAAGAAAAAATAAAAAAATATGCAGAAATTGTGGACATTATGTTTATATTTGTAAACAAATAGAATTTAAAGAAAAATTAAAGGAGGTGATGAAATGAGAGTATTTAAATTAAAAAAAGGTGGAGAAACAGAAAATGTAGAAGAAGCAATAGTAATATTGAACAGAGCAATTGATGATGAATTGCTTAAAAAAGCAATTAATATTTGTGCCGATAATAATTTTGATCTAAATGAGATTTTAAAATACTTAGACGAACAATTTAATTGTTTAGATTTTGCAAGTTTAAGTAATTTAGATACTTTTTACTATTGACATACTTTATTTAATGTGATATTATTATAAACGAAAGGAGAATTAGTATGGACGAAAAAGATAAACTTGATATTGATGAAGAATTATTGTATAATGAAACAGAGATGGAGGATTTGAAAAAAACAATTGCAGTCTTAAAAGAACAAAAAGATGAATTGATACAAACAAAATTACCTTCAAATACAGATAAATATGCTATTGATTATATTAAAACTTTAAACGAACATGATTTAAGTTATTTAACAACAAAAGAAGTTTTCGATAAATACATAGAATATCGTAGACATTATACAAAAAACGGAGAAAATTTATTATCAGTGAGAATGCTTAATGCTGTTATTAGAAAATATTTTCCGAAAGCAAAAGTTAATCATAGTAATAAATTAAAGAAAAACACCTACTTCTGGGTATTTGATAGTGATGAATAATGGCTGCTGAAAAAAATTTCGAGAATAAAATAAAAAAATATCTTGAAAAAAATAATTGTTGGTTTGTTAAATTCTTTGCCAATGCGTATACTTCAAGTGGTATTCCTGATATATTATGTTGTATAAATGGACGATTTGTGGGAATAGAAGTTAAGCAAGAAAAAGGCAAACCATCGTTATTGCAAAAAATGCATTTATCAAATATAAAAAAAGCAGGTGGAATAGGAGTTTTAGCATATCCTAGTGGATATGAAGATTTGAAAAATTTAATAGATAATCTAATACAAAATAAAGATTATCAAATAGAGTTTAACGGTAAAGATTACATAGAATTTAGGAGTGGAAATGAAAAAATTATTTAAATATCAGCAAGATATTGTTAACAGTATTAATACATCTAGTGTACCCTTATTTATGGGAATGGGAACTGGAAAGACAGTAACCTCTTTGAATGTATTTAAAAATCAACCAACACAAAAAATACTTATTATTTGTTTGATAAGTAAAATGAAAGACTGGAAACAAGATTTGCAAGAAGAATGTAATATAGATGCCGTTATATTAAACAAAGGTTCAACGAAAAATAAAAAAATAGTGAACGAATGTGGTTATGTAACGGCTTTTATTATCAACTTTGAAAGTGCATGGAGATGTGAAGATTTACTTAGATGGGTCGACAATAACACAACTGTGTTAATAGATGAAAGTCATTTGATTAAAAATCCAACATCAAAAATAGGTAAGTTTTGTAGATTATTGACAGCAAGAACAAAATATAAATTAATATTAACTGGAACACCTCAAAGTCAGGGATACATAGATTATTATAATCAATTATACTTTTGTGATATAATGAAAATGTCTTTTAAACAATTCAAAGATGAATATTGTATTTATGAAGATAAATTCTTTAACGGATTTAGAATTAAAAGTTTAGTTGGTTATAAACACGAGAAAGAATTAGAAAAATTAATTCAAGATACATGTATATTCTATGAAAGAAAACCTGATGATGAAATGATACCAGAAGATATTGTAGAATGGTTTGATAAACCTAAACTATACGATAGTTTTAAAAAAGTTAGAGTATTCAAAGACTATATGGCAGATAATATGGGAAAACTTCAATTCAGTTTAAGAAGTATATGTTCTGGAAATATTCAAGAATATGAAGTAGATAACCAAAAAATACAATGGCTAAGCGATTTTCTAGATTGTGTCAATGATAGAGTTGTTATATTTTATAACTTTGACATTGAACGAGATAGAATAATTAAATTACTAGAAAAGAAAAAAATAGTTTATGATGAGTATAATGGACGAAAAAAATCATTTGATAATTTCAAAGAGAACGATAAAAGTGTTATACTTTGTCAATATAAAAGTGCATCAACCGGAATCAATGATTTGGTTGTAGCAAATATATGTGTGTTTTATAGTTTAACAAATGAATATATTAACTTTGTTCAAAGCAAAAAAAGACTTGATAGAATAGGTCAAACCAAAAAACCACTTTTCTATTATTTAATATGTAAAGATACTGTAGAAGAAGCAACTTGGAAATCACTTCAAGAAGGCAAAGATTTCGATGAAAGAATGTTCGAACAATATTTGGAAGGATGTGATAAATAATGTATAGAAAAATTAATATGTACTATTGTTTCAATGGTGAAAGCGATGTGGAATTTAATTTAACCGAAGAAAATTTTGCCCATTATCAAAACTATTCTTTTGATTATAAAGTCAAGGATTTCAAAGATTGGACTGATTTATATAATAAATTACTCGATGATTTTGATGCAGAATATGATGACAAAGCATCGGAAGTAATAGAAACTTTAGTTAAGCAATTTTGGAAGGAGAAAGAAAAATGCGATTCAGTCACTCAAGAATAAATTGTTTTAAGCAATGTCCTAAAATGTTTGATTATAAATACAATAAACATTTATTTCCGATAGACGGAGATTCAACAAATTTAATTTTAGGCAAAGCATTTCATAGAGGAATCGAATTGGGTAATGTAGAAGAACTAGAAAAAGAGTTAGATAACAATGAGGATTTCCTTAATGAAGGAGACGAAACAAATAAAGTTATTGTTCTTGCTATGGTAGAAGCATTCTTTAATAAATTTCCTCATCACAATGAAGGTAATGTTAAACATGAAGTTGAAATCAAAACAGAATTTGGAGATAATGAATTTATAATGTATGCCGATGCAATTGTTGATGAACCAGACGGACTTATTTTAAGAGAATATAAAACAGCAAGTAGGATAGATGATATTTATATCAATAAACTTGCATTCAATGATCAAATTTCAAGATATTGTTTGGCAATAGAAAAAGAATTGGGTAAGAAAGTTAAGAAAATTGAATATTATGTAGCAAAAAAACCTTTACTTAGATTAAAACAAAACGAAACATTAGAACAATTTAGAGAAAGACTTGTTGAAAAAATAAGTGAAGATGAAGAAAGCATTCAATATTTTGAATTAACAAGAACAAAAGAACAACTTGAAGAAGAAAAAGAAGATTTAATTTATGATATGAATATGATAAATAACACAAAAAGATACACAAAGAATTTAAGTGCTTGTAGTTGTTATGGTAAGTGTCCATATTTAAACTTGTGCATGAAAGAAAAAGATGCCGAGTTGTTATATGAAGTAAAGGAGGAAGAGGAAAATAATGAAGGAGAATAAAGAAGAGAAAGCACAAAGATTAAGATGGCAAGCAGAAGATGATGCAGAAACAATGGCGAGATATCAAGAAATAATGAATGACAAATCAAGAATGAGTCGAGCCGTTAAAGCCGCTAAAAGTAAAGCCAACGAATTACAAAAAAGAGCAAACAATCTTAAAAAAGTAACAAATAAAAATAAAGGAGGAAAATAATGAATAAAAGAGCAAACGTAAACAAAGTCAATGACGAACAATTATTTAGAATTGATGAAATAAGAAATCAATTTTCCGAATTATATGATACTATAGAAGATTTATGTGATAACAACAGAGAAACCTCATTGGCTTTGACAAAACTTGAAGAAGCCCAATTTTGGGCAGTAAAAGGAATTAGTAGAGAGGAGGTAAAGAATGAAAGATAAATTGAGAGAAGCAATTGCTCATATTGAAGAAGCACACAAACTATTAGATAGTTGCATGCAAGAAGATACACCAAAAGAAGAAAACAAAGACAAGAAAGTAACAATAACTTTCAAAGTTAAAAACATTTTCGATGATGAAGCAGAATTAAAAGACGAAGAATTAGAACAATTAAAAAAAGATTTGGAGGAGATAGTAAATGATTTTACCAGAGAATAAAAGAGTACAAAGAGATGGTACTAAATCAATAAAGATTTGGATTTACGGCACACCAAATATAGGAAAGACAACTTTTGCAAATCAATTTCCAGACCCACTTATGATTAATACGGATGGTAATTATAAATATGTAGATGCTCCAGTCATTAGTCTTGTAGGCGATGAAACAAAAGACCCGTGGGAAGTATTCATTGATATTATAGATACAATAGTTAAAGGTGGACACACTTATAAAACAATAGTTGTTGATTTACTTGAAGATGTATATCAATATGCTAGAAATTATTACTGCAAGAAGTTAAAAATAGACCACGAAAGTGAACTTGGCTATGCTAAAGGTTATGATATAATCAGAAATAATTATTTGATAGCACTTAGAAAGTTAGTTAATGCACCTTATAATATAGTATTTATATCACACGAAGAAACAGAAACTATCAAAGATAGAATTGGTAGGGAAACAACAGTATTCAAAACTGCGTTGCCAGATAAAGTAGCAAAGAAAATATCTGGTATGGTAGAAATAACAGGTCGTATAAGTTCTGTGTCCAAAACAGATGAAAACGGTGAACCTGTTGACACAAGAATGTTACAACTTAGTGCGAATAAAGAGCAATATGGTGGTAATAAAATACCAACAATT